TACTTCAGTTTATCCTACGATTTCTGCTGGTGAAACAACAAAGATTCTGCTAAGTTCTACCCCACTAGGATACAATCATTTCTGGAAATTCTGGAATGATGCAGAGAATGATAGAAACGGGTTCGTCAATCTATTCATTCCATATTGGGAGATTCCCGGACGTGATGATAAATGGGCAGAAACACAGCGTAAATTGCTTGGTGAATTGAAATTCAATCAAGAGGTTCTCTGTAATTTCTTAGGGTCTAGTCTTACGTTAATTGCGTCTGATGCTATTGCACAAATGTCTGCTAAACCTATCATCTATCAGAAAGATGGGCTTGACATTTATGAGAAGGTTGAAAAGGATCATGCATACTGTATCATTGCAGATACTGCGAAAGGTGTTGGTGGAGATTATTCAGCATTTCAAATTATTGATATAACACAAATGCCATATAAAATTGTCGGTAAATATCGAAATAATCAAATTAGTCCTCTTCTATACCCATCAGTACTTTACAAAGTTGGTAAAGAATATAATGAATCATATATATTAATTGAAATTAATTCTTCAGAACAAGTTGCAGATATTCTATATTCGGAATATGAATATGAAAATATTATTTCTATTAACAGAACCACTCAAGGACAAGTTGTCAATGGAGGTTTTGGTGGAGGAAAAACTCAACTTGGTGTTATCACAGATAAAAAAGTCAAACGTATTGGATGTTCCAATTTTAAATCTATGGTTGAAGAGAAAAAACTTTTGATTAATGATGCAGATACTATATCTGAAATTTCAACATTTATTGAAAGAAAGAATAGTTATTCTGCGGATGAAGGGTATCACGATGACTTAGTTATGCCTTTAGTGCTATTTTCGTGGTTGACAACAAACTCATATTTTAAGGAGTTGACAAACATTAATATTAGAAAAGAATTGTATGAAGCAAGAATTAGAATGATTGAAGAAGAAATCACACCTTTTGGTTTTATAAATAATGGAGAAGAAGAGTTATCTTTTACGGATACATCAGGACAAGTTTGGGAAACGCACAAAACTGATTTTTTATAAATAAATTAAAGAAAACCCAACTTACAAAAAACATTATAACAAGGAGAATTCAATGGCTATAAGTCTCATTTCACCAGGCGTTAAGATCACCGAACAAGATTTGGTAGCATCTAACCAATCAATTGCTTCCACTTCTGGCGCTTTCGCTGGACAATTTACTTGGGGACCTATCGAAGTTCCTACTCAAGTTGTTTCCGAGTCTGATTTGGTAGCACAATTTGGTAAGCCAAACGCAACAAACATCGTTGACTTTTTATCTGCTTCAAACTTTTTGGGATATTCATCTCCATTGTTTGTTGTTCGTTCCGCTAATACTGCATTAAATGCTACGACAGAAGCTACAACTGGTTCTGGTACAGCAGGAACTGGTATTTTAATTAAAAACGATGATGCATACTTAAATACTGCATCTTTTGACAATGGTCCATGGGCAGCAAAATATGCTGGCGCTTTAGGTAACGCACTTAAAGTTTCTACTTGCCCAAGCGCAAATGCATGGTCTTCAACATTGACTGGAACATTTACTGTTGCTCTTAACGGAACAGTAGTTACAGGTTCTGGTTCTACTGCTAACACACAATTGAACGTTGGCGACTTAGTTGTTCTTGGTGGTCGTACTAACCAAGTTGCATCTGTTACTAATGCAACATCATTCACATTAACTTCAGCACACTTAAGTGGCGCTACTGCCGCTTCTGCGACACGCCGTTGGGAATACTATGACCAATTCGAATTAACTCCAGGAACATCTGTTCAGGGAACTACACTTGGCGCAACTAACGATGAAATGCACGTTATTGTTGTAGACAAGACAGGCGATATCACAGGAACACCAGGAACAGTTTTGGAGAAATTCAAATCAATCTCTAAGGCATCTAATGCTAAAGGCGAAAATGGTGGTTCTAATTACTACAAAGATGTTATCAATGATCGTTCTAACTGGATTCGTTGGACTGACCATGACCAAGCCGGCGCAAATTGGGGTACTGCAATAACTGTTTCTGGTTCAGGAACAACATATACAGCAGTAAATGCTCCAAAGACATACACATTTAATGGTGGTACTGATGGTGGTACTGTAACTGATGGTGATCGTACAACTGCATACGGAAAACTTGCAAACAAATCTGAAATCCCAGCCGCAATCGTTATTGCTGGTCAAGCAAATGCAACTGTTGTCAATAGAATTATTGCTGACGTTGCTGAAGTTAGAAAAGATGCAATGGTATGTATTTCTCCATTGAGAGCAAACGTTGTTAACAATGCTGGTTCTGAAGCAACTGCAATTAGTGCATGGGCAGATACAATTTCTCGCTCTACATACGTTGTTGCAGACAGCGGTTGGAAATATCAATATGACAAATACAATGACACATATGTTTATGTTCCATTGAATGCTGACGTTGCAGGTTGCATGGCACGTAACGATTTGAATCGTGAAGCATGGTTGTCTCCAGCTGGTTTCGTAGCTGGACGTATTCAAAACTTAGTTCGTTTGGCTTTCAATCCAAATCAATCTGAGCGTGATACATTGTATCGTGCATCAGTTAATCCAGTTATCACACAAGTTGGTCGTGGTACTGTATTGTTTGGCGACAAGACATTCACATTAAGAAACACATCTACAAACAGACTTAACGTTCGTAGATTGTTCATTGAATTGCAAAGAACAATTGGTGCGGCTGCCGACAACGTATTGTTTGACCAAAACGATGCAACAACACGTTCTAACTTTGTTAATTTGATTACTCCTTACTTAAGAAGTGTTCAATCACGCAGAGGTATTACTGCATTTAGAGTTATCTGCGATGGTACAAACAATCCAGAAGATGTTGTAAATGCAAATGAATTTGTATGCGATATTTTCGTACAACCAGTTCGCTCTGTTAACTTCATTCAACTCAACTTCGTTTCTGTAAGAGGTACTGCTACATTTAATGAGATTGTAGGCTAAATAATTACAGACAACAAAGGAGATAGTAATGGCAACAGCAAATACAACTACAAGCGGAACAAATTCATTTAGAATTTCGGATTTTAGAGCCGCAATCGGTGCTGGCTCTAGACCGAATCTATTTAAAATTAAAATTTCTGGACCATCCGATTTAGGTGCTGGTCTAGAGAATGTTTCTTTATTATGCAGATCAGGATCGCTACCATCATCAACTTTGGGAACTATTGAAATCCCAATGAATGCTGGTCGCAGATTAAAAATGGGTGGAGATAGAACATTCACAGAATGGACTTCAACAATTTTAAATGACGCAAATTTCACAGCAAGAGCCGCACTTGAAAGATGGCAAAAAGCGATTGTTAAAACTAATTTTCAGCAATCCGTAATCGGAAATAGAAATGCTGGTGCGGGTGGAACTAGTTCAGTAGATTCTTCATCACTTGGTAGTGCAGACAATACTGGTTTATATGGTACTGTAGAAATTTTTCAATTAAGAGAAGATGGTAGTTCGATTGATGCCGGCGAATGCAGATTATATAATTGCTGGCCTAGCGACATTTCTACAATTGACTTGTCATATGATACTACTGATGCCGTTGAAGATTTTACAGTAACTTGGACATATGATTATTTCCAATACGGTGCTCCAGAGTCCGAGACTGCTGTAACAATAGAAAAAAAATAATAGGGAAAATAAAAAATGGCATTCGCAACAATAGATCAATTAAAAGGCGCACTTGCAACTGGCGCAAGAGCAAACTTATTCAGAATCGATGTTACATTTCCAACCAATGTAGTATCTGATACAAAAGCTACTAGCACTTTACTTACTCAACAAATGAGTCTTTTGTGTAAATCTGCGGCAGTTCCTGGTTTCACGGTAGGTGTTATTGAAGTTCCTTTCAGAGCAGGTAGACGAATAAAGATTCCTGGAGATAGAACATTTGCTGATTGGACAGTAACAGTTATCAATGATGAAAATCATACTGTACGTACTGCATTTAATGCTTGGGTGGATTATATTTCAACATCGGATTATGATTCAACATCAAAAGCAAAAGGTGGCATTGCACAAGATTATTATTCAACTGTTGTAGTTAATCACTTGGATTCATCAGGTGAAGTAGTTAGAAAATATCAGTTAGAAATGGCATATCCAACAGACGTTGGTGCTTTAGATTTGTCTTATGATAGTACTGATACAATATCTGACTTTACGGTTAATTTCCAATATCATTATTTACATTCTGGTGGTAAAGATGCCACATTTAGCGATGAATATGACGAAGGACTATGATATCATAGTGTGATGCTAATTTTTACGCAGTATAAATAATTGCGTAATAGTTGTCAACAGATGGGGGCTATTACGCCCCCATTTTTTTTATAGAGAGACTTATATGGCAATAAAACTTTTTGGTTATTCAATTGGTAAAGACGAACCCGAAGCGGTGCAATTAAAATCTTTTGTTCCTCCTATCGAAGATGACGGGTCGGTACCAATTTCTGGTGGTGGAATTTACGGCACATATATGGATCTTGAAGGTCAGATTAGATCCGATTCCGATTTAATTAAAAAATATCGTGAAATGGCTTTACAACCAGAGTGCGATGCCGCTATTGAAGATATTGTCAATGAAGCATTAGTATTTGATAATGATGATTATCCAGTTCAAATTATTTTAGATAAACTAGAGCAACCAGAATCAATTAAGAAAAAAATTCGTGATGAATTTTATTTCATCATGAAACTCTTAGACTTTAATAATCAAGGATATGATATTTTTCGTAGATGGTACATTGATGGTAGATTATATTATCACATGGTGATTGATGAAAAAAACCCTAGACAAGGTTTAAAAGAAGTTCGATATATTGATCCCCGTAAGATTCGTAAAGTTCGTGAAGCTAAGAAGGCACAAAAGAATATTGCAACTGGTAACGTTAATCCAACAACGCAGTATTTAAATTACTTTATATATTCAGACAAAGGGTTTGCTAATGATGGTAATCAAGGCATCAAAATTGCTGAAGATGCTATTTCATACACGCACTCAGGCATTACAGATAAAGATGGTAAAGTTATTATATCTCATCTACACAAGGCAATCAAGCCCTTAAATCAATTGCGTATGCTTGAAGACGCAACAGTCATCTATCGTATTGCAAGAGCACCAGAACGTAGAATCTTCTACATTGACGTAGGTAATTTGCCTAAGATGAAAGCGGAACAGTACTTGCGTGAAATCATGCAAAAGTATAAAAACAAATTAGTGTATGACGCAACTACTGGTGAAATTCGTGATGATAGACGTTATCAGACAATGCTTGAAGATTTTTGGTTGCCCCGTAGAGAAGGCGGTAAAGGCACAGAGATTACTACACTACAAGGTGGACAGAATCTTGGCGAGATTGAAGACGTATTATACTTTCAAAAGAAAATGTTCAAATCTTTGAATGTTCCCGTGTCACGTTTAGAAGCAGACAATGGATTTTCTTTAGGTCGTGCTTCTGAAATTACTAGAGATGAATTAAAATTTGGTAAATTCATCTCACGTTTGCGTTTAAGATTCTCTCATTTATTTGATAGATTATTAGAAACTCAATTGCTTCTTAAAGGTTTCTGCACACGCAAAGAGTGGGAACAAATGAGAGAAGAAATCAGTTACGATTTTCAATCAGATGCACACTTCACAGAATTAAAAAATGTTGAAATCATGAAAGAGCGTTTAGGAATTCTTTCTGACATTGATGCTTACGTTGGTAAATATTTCTCTATTGAATATGTGCGTAAAAACGTTCTTCAACAATCTGAAGATGACATTAAAGAAATTGATGAACAAATGGATGAAGAAGCCGCAGAAGCGGAAGATGATCCAGTTGAAGAACCTATTGCACCTACACCACAGCCACAAACAATACCAGTTGTTGTTAGTGTAAAGAAAGAAGAAACTGAGACTAGAATAATCGATGATGCAGATCAAAGAGAATTGGCAAAATCAATGACAGCATTTTTTGGCACATTAGTTGAAGAGGCTAAAGTTGACAAAGAAGGAAACTAATAGTTCAATATTAAACGATGCTGTCGCAATTGCAACATCCGTTGCATATACTAAAAAAGAAATACAAAAATTAAAAACAGAATTAGTATCCTTTTTAGAAGAAAAAACAAAACAGCCACTCGTTGAATATGTAGAAGGACCAGCAGGCGCACAAGGCTTGCGAGGTCCTATTGGTGCTACAGGCGCACAAGGCGAACGTGGACTACAAGGCGAACGTGGTGAGGTTGGTCCACAAGGTGAAAAGGGAGAAGTTGGTCCACAGGGTAATATGGGACTTGAAGGTCCACGTGGATTAAAAGGCGACAAGGGAGACAAAGGTGACACTGGCGCTGTCGGACCACAAGGTGAACAAGGCATACAAGGAATTGCTGGTGAGCGTGGCGACAAAGGCGAGAAAGGCGATAGGGGAGCAGATGGACAAAATGGTCTGGACGGAAGAGATGGACAAGATGGTGCAATTGGTCCCGTTGGACCAACTGGCGCACAGGGAATTCAAGGCGAACGAGGTCCTAAGGGCGACAAAGGCGACAGAGGACAAGACGGAAAAGATGGACCTCAAGGACCCGCAGGACCCACAGGTGAAATCGGACCGCAAGGCGTTCAAGGTATCCCAGGTAAAGATGGTAAAGACGCAGACTTAAAAGCAATTGAACAATCGATTAGTCAGTTCAAAGAAGTTTTACAAAAAGACATAACTCAGTACAAAGCAAAAGTAAACACTTTAATTTCGGATCGTGCAGGCGGTGGCACACATGGTAGTGGTGAAGTTAATTTAAGATTTTTGGATGATGTAGATAGAGATAGTATTCAAGATGGATATGTTCTATCGTTTAGTGAGTCATTACAAAAATTTACATTTGTCGAACAGACTAGTGGAGGCGGTGGAGGCGGTACAGTCGATGTGTTTGCACGTACAAGAGTAAATAATGCTTGGGCTGCCGCAAACTCAGCATACTCAACAGCAAATACAGCAAAATCATTAGCCCAATCTGCATATAATAAAGCAAATACTGCATATAATCAAAATTTAAATACATCAAATACGGTAGCATTTACTGGATTGACTATTACGGGAAACACAAATTCTCAAAGTATTTTACCGACACTAGATAATGTTTATAATTTAGGTTCTCCTAATTTTAGATTCAAAGATATTTATTTGGGCCCGGCAAGTATATATCTTGGCAATACGACTATTAATGAAATTTCGTATACGAATTTAATTAACGTTGTAAATACTGCACTTGGAATAGCACAATCCGCATATAATAGAGCAAACACTAATAGTGGCGGAACTGGTGGTGTTTCATCGGGTGTAATTAAAACTTATAATATATTAAATGAATTTTCAGCGCCTTTGATCGGAACTCAAATTTTTGTTCCAGTTCAATCTACAACAATCACTAAGGTGCAAATTACAAATGGTGAGATTGCTAGTACTGACATTATGATAGGCATATATAAAAATAACGATCTGATTACATTTTTAACTTTGCCTGTTGGAAGTGTAACAACAACAATAACTGAATTAAATCATTATATACAAAATAATGATTACATTACGGTAAATGTTGTTGCGGGATCAGGAAAAAATTTAATGATGACGCTGTTTAATAATTAAAAAATTATAAATAAACAGAAAAATTGTGAATTCAATTCATAAATAAGATATGAAATTAATCAAATTAGGAGAACATCTAAATGGCAACAATTAATGAACTTGGTAGAAATAGCGCAACCATCACATATGGTGGTACAGGAACTGGAGCTGATCTCTGGCCAACATTCGCACTTGTTGACCAATGGTTGAGAAATGATACCTTACAGGGAACATTAACATCCGGTGCTTCAACAACAGCAAACGGAGTTGGTACAGTTTTCACTACACAAGTTCGTGCGGGTGATATCATTATGGCAGCCGGTCAAGCAAGAACTGTAGCAAGTACACCAACTAGTGATACTGCATTAACTGTTACTTCGGCATTTACTTCAATTCCAACTGCAAGTGCAATTAAAGTTATTAATACGACATTGAGTGGAACTTCAGATACAACTACAATTCGTGGTACTACTTCTGGTGTAATATCTGTTATCAACGGTTCAAAAAATATTACTGGTGTTGGTACTTATTTCTTGTCTGATGCAACAAACTCAGTTTCTGCAACTACAATGAATGGTACCGTTTCTTTATCAAGTGCTTCAGCAACACTCACTGGTTCAGGAACAACATTCGCATCTGGACAAGGAACTGCAAACGGACTTTATCCTGGCGATTGTATTACAGTCGTTTCACTTGGTGTAACTTATTTCTTTACTGTTCTTAGCGTTGAAAGTGATACATCAGCTACTCTTACGACAAATGCTAGTGCCGTTGTATCAGGTGGTACTATCACAAAAGCTACAAACGGTGTTGCCGGTAGAACAATTAACATTAATGGTAGACTTCGTGTAATCGAATCTATTTCGACAAATACTGCAATGACAGTAACGGTTGCAATGGACTTTACTGATAGTAATTTGCGTTATAAAACATATGCACGTGGTACTATTGCGAATGCAGTTTCTGGTACATTAATACAATCAACCTCTCTTAGTTCATCAGGAACAACATTGACAGTTGCCGCAACATTAACTGGTGTTATTCCAATTGGTGCACTATTAGGCGCAACATCTTCTGGTACTGGTACTTCTCCTGCTGGTACATATATTTTAGATCAGCAATTTGGTGCTAGTGGTTCTGGTATTTTAACAACAACTGCAACAGGATCAAGCGGTGCTAATACTATTACTGTCGCATCAACATCAGGTCTTTTAGTTGGACAATTAATTGCCGGTAACGGTGCAACTGTTGCTGGTATTCCAAACAGCACATATGTTAGAGCAATTTCCGGTACAACTATTACACTCAGCAAGGCTCTTACAGGTAATCTTTCATCAACATCTGTCACTTTCTTCACTCCAGGTGGTTTAGGTGCTTATACACTTAGCCAGACACCTTCTGTTGCATATTCGGTAGCAACAGCGCAATTTAGCGGATTGATCGCAACTGGTGCAAACTTTGCTTGGGATCTTGTAACTGGAGATCAAGTTTGGATTGGTGATGAATTAAGAACAATTAACTTTGTAACTACTGGTGATGGTATTCAAAGTACTGTAGCTGGTAGCCCAATTAACTTAGCATATACTACAGACTATACCGGATATGCAAGTACCGCAGTAGGTGTTATTCGTCAAGTCTTGCAAGGTATTACATTCCGTAGAGAAGATTCTTATATTAACGGTTTGAATAGTGCATTTTTAACTGAACTTCGTGTTGGCGATGATTTGATTATCGATGGTACTGAAATTACTGTCACACAAATTCTAAGCAATACAAGATTTAGGGTTAATAGTGATTTTACCCACACCCTTGGAACATCTTCAACTATCTATAAGAAAAAGAAAATTCACGGTTATGTTCTAGAAGGTACAAGAGAAGGTGGTACAACCGCTCCAGCAGGTTCTAACTTACCTGGTACTAAGTGGAGTCAAGCAACAACAATGCTTGCAACTACGAATACTGTTTACCCAATTGGTACAAACACTATTACAGTAGCTTCCGCACCAACTGTTGGTCAGTACAACTTTATTAAAATTACAGGCGGCGGCGGACCATCTGTTGCATTGACTGGTGTTATCACAGCTTCTACTAACACAATTACAGGAACAGGTACTGCATTCTTGACTCAACTTCACGTTGGTGCAGAAATTTATGCCGCTGGTCAACATTTAATTGTTACTGCAATTGCATCAGATACATCTGCAACAATTCAACAAACTGCAACTATAGCCAGTGCTGTTCCTTTCCAAAGAACAGTACCTCTCTACACATACATTGCGTCAATTAACGGTGCTGTTATTACGCTCGGTGCCACACTAGAAAATACTATTTACGCAACTGCGGCAAACCCACCACTTGTTTATACACCTAACACTGGTGCCGACTTTATTGAGTATGTGTATTCATGCGCTAACAAATCAGCAGAAGCATCTACAACATTATTCAATACAAGTTTAGATAGAAAATATGTTGGATTCCGTTTCTATCCTTTGATGCAAAACGTTGCAACACTATCTGCACAAACTCCTTCAATTTTAACGGGTTATACACCAAACGCAACATCGACAATTACTACAGCACTTGGTGGTTGGAACACTCCAGTTTATGAGCGTTGGGTTGCAACACATGCACAAACAAACGGTGTGGGTATTAACCTTGCAGACTGCTCTGGTGGTACTGTGATGATCGGATCGCAAGCAACAACTACATTTACTTTAGCTAACTTGGTTGCTGGTAGCGTAACTATTCCGGCAACATCATCTCAATATGCACCTTCTACTTTAGGTATTGCGGCAAATAACCCAACAGCATTAGCTTCTGGTACATTAAATCAAGGTACTTCAACATATACCGCACCTTCAAATACAATTGCTGCCAGTTCTGTAGTTATCGGTGGTATTAGTGGTGCATTTGATACACAAGTTGGTTCACAAACTACTGGTGGATTCTTATATCTATTTGCAAACCCAAGATACTTCCTAATTCAGGGTAAGAGTTTTTCGAACGTACCTACAACTTGGATTGGTTGCGTTGAATTTGAAAGAGCGCAACCTGAAGATTCTGGTTCCGGTTTAGGTTCTAGTGGTGTTGCTTACAACACATTCAGTTTAACTGGTGGTGTTGGTGGTTCACAAACTTTCCAAGGTATGGGCGCATCTGCTGTTCTTGCTACACCTAGTATTGCTCCATGGCCATGTTTTGGATATATTAATGGTGCAAGACTTCCAGTTGGAGGATCTCAATATCCAACATTGCCTAACGCAGGTAACGCACCCGTTCACGGAAACGTTATCGCTGTGCCTAGAGTAAGAAACTCTGCTTCCGATTTAGTTGGTGTAAACTCACACACTTATAGCGCCATGACAATCACAACTGGACGTTGGGGTCACCAACTTGAATTGGCTGCTAGTGGAGCGTATATTTCTCCTAACACCCCAACTGGTAACGCATTACTTGCTCAAACCGTTGACGTAATACCTCAAATTCATATGGGTCAAATTGTACCAACATTCACAAACGTATACAATGCTAAACGTTTTATGTTTAGTCCGGTGGTTGTTTTAGGACCAGCATATGATCCAGACGTTCGTGGTCGTTTATATGGTATGAAAGTTATTCCAAGTGGTTTGGGTACATTGATGGATACTGTTAGTATTACAATTGATAGTAACTTATTCTATGATTCAACACAAACGGCTGCCGACCATTGGGTTTTAGTTTCTCCTGTACAAACATATCGTATGACATTGAGACAATCAACATCTCAAATTCAACAATCATGGAGAAGTTTAGAAGACGGTTCAACTCAATTATCTAATGCTGTTACAACATTCTCTAATAGCTTTAGATTTGCTGTGCCTGCTTAATAATTCTTTTAATGGACGGAAGTAAAATTCCGTCCTTTTAGGATCATTATTAATGGCCCGTCTATCATTTACTTTTGGAGAAGTTTCACCCGCATCAAGTATAGGAAAAGTTAAAGCAGTTTCTGTACTTAAATTGCCACGTACTTTAGAAACCTCTACACAATCAAGTTTAGGCAAAGTTAAAGCAGTTTCTGTACTTAAATTGCCACGTACTCAATTAGTATCTACTCTTACAGGAAAAGTTACAACTTTTCCTGTTCTTAAATCTTCAGCCCCTACACAATCAAGTTTAGGTAAAGTTAAAGCATCGGCAACATTAAAATCTCCTCAAAATAATCAATTAAAAAATACCGAAAACATTAATAAATCTAAATTTAGTGTTCGTTCCGACACAATTGACACCGAATTATTATCATCAACAATTAATAAAAGATTAATTATTGCAAAATCACTT